TCATTTTCCCATAATTCTTGTATTTCATCAAGGTTCATACTCATTATAATTTTTGTCTTTTATATTGTATATAGTGTACTTAAAATTGACTCTTGCTGTAAAATAATCATAATCTTTTTTTGTTGTATCAAAAGATAATCCAGTTAAAGAAGTTGGGAAGATATCTCTAAATTTGATATTTGCTTGTGGTTGAAAGTTACTATTCAAAACTTGCAAAGTTGCATCTGAGTATATGTTTCTAATGTCCTTACCACCTATAGATGGGTCTGTTGTATTTGTTGTTCTCCATTCATTAAATTGTGAAATGTTTTCTGGATATCCTAAACCAATTAACCAGTTATATACTTCAATATAATTAACAAGATCTTCATCAACTAGAAAATCTAAAACTAAATCTTCGTATTCTAATTTATCACCAGGGATTGGAATATCCTTTAAGTATGTTGGTTGAATTGCGACACCAAGTTTCACCCCAGGTATACCTGCTTTGGTGCAAAAAAAATCAACTCTAGGATATCTTGATAATATAAATTTAAATCCAACTGGGGACAAATAATTACGATTACTTATTTGCTTACTGTATGGAGTCTGTAATTTAGGACTCAATAACTCTAACTCTAATGCTTTCATATTCTTTTATTTTTATTTAGACAAAAAAAGGAGTCCCTAAGGACTCCTTGAAATATATGTGAATCTAAATTACATAAGATTTTTAACTTGTACTCTTCTGTAGTAACGGTTAGAGTTGGTCTTAAGTCTACCAAGGCCTTGATCAGTTCCTTCAGCAAATGGATTAGCAACCATACCGTAACGGGTTTTAAATCCGATTTTTGGTTGGAAATCATCCTGACCAACGGCACGAACCATTTGGAGGGGAACATAAGGACAATAGAATAGTCCTGCATCATAAGGAGTTGCACCTTTAAATCCGATAACATAATACTGCTGAGCAGAAATGTTAGCAGAATATGGGTCAATATAAACTTTATACTTACCATTAATAACACCAGCAAAGGTGCTAGCAGTATCGTCAACATTAAGATTGACATTAAGAGCGGGGGTGTAATCAAGTACACCTGCCATTGTGAGAGCAGAAGCAACGTCAGCGGAACAGATAATCATGTTACCTTTTCCACGACGAGTTCTTTGTGCGATAGCGTTAGCATCGCGCTCTAGTTGGAAAAGAAGACCTTTGAATTTCTCAACAGACCAACGACCATTAGAATCAACGTCGAGATCGAAGATACCAGCAGTAGCAGTATTTGCTTGAGCACCAGCTTCAGCAATTTGATAAACAGTACGAACAACTTCTCTGTTGATTTCCGCAAGGATTTCAGTCGAAAGAATATTTGCAAGTTCTGCTTCAGCATCAAGACCATGAATAGCCTTAAGATCTTGAGCAAGTTCTAACGAATAATTAGCTTTCAATGCTCTAGACTTAGCAGCAACAGTAACCTTTTCAATCGAGAAATTCATCTCGTTGAATGCGTTATTTGCACCGTCTCCAAGTGCCTCAGAGTCCGCTGTGGCCATTGCTTGTCCTACATTGTAGATGCCAGGAGAGACATCATTAAGAAGTGCAGGGTTGTTATTGGTTTGGGCAGCAGTTGTTGCGATACCAACAGATGCTTGTGCAGTATAATCACTTGCAGCAATATCAAAGTTAGCGTCTTGACCGGAGAATCTCGAATCTGGTTCGTTGAAGAATCCTTCGGTTCCAGTAGTACGGTTAGTTCCGTAACGTGTTCTCATTGCAAAGATTAGTCCAGTAGGACCAGTCATTGGCTGAACACCACAAATATCATAAGCAATTAGTTGTGGCATTGAACGTCTGATTAAGGAGATCAGAACAGGATCGAAACCAGCGACAGGACCGGTTGCAGCAGCAGTACCATAAGTACCACCACCAAAACCACCAGTTCCAACTGAGTTAGTTGGGGATGCTTCAGAAAGGAATCCACGATCTTCGCGTAGTGCTCTTTCCTGATTTTCTAGTAAGATTGCAGTAACTCCTCTACGATGTGCGTCCTTGATTGGATCAAGTCCTTCACAATTTAATAGAGGTGCCCATTTTTCTTGCAGATGTTCTGCGTTATACATTAGAAGTTTTCTCCGTTAGTTAAAATTTGTGTGAGTTTATAATTTAAAAATCACTTAATAGAGTATTTTTGAGCTGCTCTGATATACATGTCCATTGACTCTGTAAGAGTTTCTGACTTTGTTCCAAGCATTTCATCATCATTAACCCTAGATTGAGTTACTGGAGTTCTAGAAAAATATGATTCTTTGAGAACTTCCAACTTCCCACGATAGTCCTGTTCACTAATGAACTCAACACTTTCTGAAAGACTTGAGAGTTTTCCTTTTTGGGTCTCTGAGAGACCTCTAGCAACTCCGTGGAAGATGCTATCGGAAACTGATTCACTAAGTCTTTGAGTTAACTGAACGTTTCTTTCGATCTGTTCGTTGAGCTTCGTCTCCATGTCATCAAGTTTGTCTACCATGCTTTCTAGCACATTATATTTTTCTTCAGGGATTTCTACATAATGATCTTCAAAAAGACTCTTGAGTCCAGTCATGAAGGACTCCGAGAGTTCGGATTTAAGTCCGCGCTCTACTTGAAGAGCGTTTTCAGTAATCCATTCACCAGCAACATATTCTAGATAAGAGTCAACTCTCTCTGTCAGTTCGCTATGAATTGCTGCTACGTTTTCTTCAAGTGCTTTTTCGTAGCGAGCAGTAATCATATCAGCAGCTTCTTGAATTTTAGTTCTAAGTGCTGTTTCAAAAATAATTTTTGCGTTTTCTTTAAATTCTTCAGAAAGATCTTCATCGCCAAATAAAGCTTGAATATCTTCGTCTACATTAATTTCAAGTTCATCATTCTCTTCTTCGTACTCTTCAATTTCTTCAGTTTCTTCAGGTTCTTCTACTTCGGAGATAACTTCTTCATCTTCATGATCTTCTTCTTCTGCTCTCATTGCCTGAGCATTAACTACATTCCTTACAGACGCAACAGAAGCAAGATTCAATTTTGCAGAATCATCTGTTGATCTATAATTATCTGGGGTTGGTCCACCGAGGTCAGTAACACTTTGTCCAGGAGTTCCACCAACAAAGGCTCCATTACTCAACATTGGATCTCCAGGTTGAGCGGTTGCATTTACCGCAGATTTGGATTGATTAGTTGCTGTAGGGTGCATTTCTTGTAAATTACTAATTGACATTTAGATCTCTCCGAATAAATTTTAACTGTCTTTATTCTATTATTTATTTATCAATTAAAGATTTTTCAGGTAATAATTGAAGAGATTTAGTAATTTTTCCTCATTTATTTTTTTATCTGAACTCATTTTCATTGTTAATAAACCATTTAAAGTTTGTTCTGCAAGTTTGCCATTTTGCCAAACCCATTCTTTCCCCTCCATAATTCCTTGAACAAAAGCATCAGGTGCCGAGGGATCTGCTACAATATCTGCAGCAGTTGATAACATAAAGTCATCTCCAACATATTTAACGCCATTTCTTTCAACAAGAGAACCAACTCCTCTTGAAGAAACCCCAAGTTTAACTCCTTCATCTAAAAGAGATTTAGCAATATTTCCCATTGGAGTATCAAGAATTTTTGCTTTTCCTATAAAATTATTTCCTTCAGATTTTAAACTAGTGATCATGTGTGATACTCTATGCAAATTTACAGTTGGCCCATCTGGATGTCCAAGTTCTCCTAGTGCTCTACCACAACTGATATACTTATCAGTATATTTTTGAACTTCTCTTTCTAAAATTGGAAATGGATAAGAACGTCCATTCCTATTGGTAACTTCTGCCTGAAGAAAAGGTCCAGTAATATACAAATTAGTTTTACCGTTTTTTTCTTCTCTAATAACTTTAATGGATTCGATCTGTTCTGTAATTAGTTTCATGGTTATGCTTGTGATGTTATTTGAACTTGTGAAATTTGTGCATAACCAGATGAATTTCCAAAAGTATTAACTACCACGGATCTTCTTGCATCAGCATTTCCAGTAAACGCTGCAGCAGAAGAAGTATTAAATGAAACTGTAATTGATTCTGAACCTGGAGTTGCATTTAATGTTGTAATTAATTGATGACTACAGTTATAAGCAGCAACCGAAGATCCAGTAACTGTTACAA